CGTTAAGCCATGACTTGTGCTAGTGAATACGCCAGGGTTGGCCTTTGTAATTGCGGAAACAGCTTTCTCGCTATCTTCCAGAACCTGCAAACCATTGCGGAAAACACGCATATACTGATCGCCAAACTCAAGGGCGTATGTGTCAGACGTTTTAAATTCAAAAGGAATAAGTCGAGTTATCTTTGAGCTGTCTTTAACCTCTCCAAGAAACTCAGTCCCTGGGCGCCGAGACACGCCGCCGTGAGGCTGCACAATCATATTGGTTAGCTCTGATAAGCCTTCACGATACTTCTCAATAGTAACGCGCCCCTCAAGGCGCGGACTTATTTCTCCTGCTGTGAACGTGCTTATCGCTGGGGCTGATCGCGCCATTAGAACCTCGACTCAATAAATTCGCTTGCTTCTAAACGCTGTGGCGCGCCTTCAGTGCCGTCAACAAATCGGGCCTGTTTTAACTTGTCTGCATACTCAGCCGCAAGCATTTGCTTTACGCCATTAGACCCAGTGATTGCATAACTGATTTCAAAAGCCAGAGCAGAAGATAACACATCAATAAGATTGGCGTCATACTCTTGCGGGTCAGTAACCCTAGAAACATATTTTATCTTTACCGTACCTTCGTCCGAAAGAAGCTTGCGTCCTTCTATAACAAACACAGGGCCACCAGTGTTGTTGAACATGTTGTCCTGCGGATAAGAAAGAGTGCCGTTTGTAAACTCTAAAACGCGCAAACAATATGGGTTAGTTGGAAGCGCAAATTGATTTGCGTATCCAAATGCAGGGGCTTCAGTTTCTTTTGCCAGCTCTGCCCTGCGGATTAAACAGTTCCAAGGATGTGCGCGGAACACGCTATCCCGAACACTGTCAAACCTTTGGTTGATTAAGCGCGCTGGCTTACTGTTCTCATCAAAGCTTGAAATGTTGTTCGCACCCAAGCTGTTCAGCGCGTAGTTTGCAATATCAACCGTACTGGTCATCTGTTGCCACTCCTATTAATAAGGCTTTTTTTTGAAGCACCACCAGAAGCAGACATTTTTTTTGCTGCACTAACTGCATCGGGAATTGTGTCATATCTGGGGAACCTATTGCCCGTTCTTTTTTCGTAGTCTTGAGCAGCGTTCCAAGCCATATCACCTTTGAAAAATTTAGGTTTGCCTGTTTCTGTGTCAAACCATATCTGTGGAATATTCCAAGCTTGGCCCTCTGGAGACCTTTCAGACGCCAAATATTCTGTGGCCTTGCGGCCACCAGGCAAATCAATCGCAGTGTGCTTGCTTGGATCAAAAGGCTCAAATTCAGGCATTCTGCTCTCCATGTGAAAAGAGGGGGCGGCAAGCCGCCCCACCCTTATTAGTCTACCACATACTTGACTGTCAGCTCAATAGTGCCAGTGCCAGCAGCACCGCCCATTGTTACAGTCACAGGAACACCGTCCTCATTGGCATCCAACTCTGTGCCTGAGCCTAGAGCTAAAGTTGCCATAATATCTACTTTTTGAGCAGATGTAGACGCTGCTGCTGCTTTGTACGCCGCCGCCGCTGCGGACACTGCTGTGCCTGCTGCGTTTGTGTGGGCCGCATAACCAACAGACAGTGTAGTAGAACCACCTAGGGCATCGTGAGCCAAGGAGCCTTCTAACACACGCGCGCCGTCAGGAAGGATAAACATTTCAATAACGTCACCATTCGCCAAAGAAGATGCTTCGTATGTGCCATGAGCTACGCGGATACGACCCGCAAGCTCATTTGCTTTGTTCATCACGGCTGGTGTTGCGCGTGAGTTAGTACGTTGTGCTGAATATACAGTAGCCATTGTTCAGTCTCCTTATTCGCTACACGCGATTTCGACAACTTTGGATTCTTCCATCCGTGTCGCACCGACAGACTGACAATAGTAAACCTGAGTCGCGTAGGATTTATCTGCGCGCTCATCAATACGCGCTGCTGGCTCTTTGCCAATAGCGCACTTGATGCCGTCAGATGCAAACGCAATCACTTGGCGGTCAGAGTTACTATCTGTACCCAAGCGGTTTGAAACGATAAAGTTAAAACCAACAAACGTGTTGATCTCACCCATCGCCAAGGCTTTGACAGTGTTGTAATCGCTGGAAGTTACAGTTGTGTTGTTCAACAGATCAGAAACCTGCTTCGGAGAAACAACAATGTTACGCGCGATAGAAGGATCTACGTTGCCACTGTCAAGGATCTCTTTAGCTTCAACCAACTTAGCAATGGTCAAACCAGCAGATCCATGTACGATCTTTTGAGTTGACGGCAGTGCTGTAGTAGTTGAACCGTCTTTGCCTGTTGAGGCGTTGCCGAGAGCAGCAGCAATGATGACATCATCCATTGCGCGACCCATAGCTGCGGCAGCAGCACGGCTATATGTTGATGTCGGATCAACGAGTAAACGCACTTTGTCCTGATCGTCGATCAAGTCAGCATACTCATAGTCGGACATCGTAACCATACGGCGTGAATGTGGTGTGTCCACAATCGGTGTATCCGCATGACGGGAAGTGCGCAGGACAGCGGCTGCTGATCCTACTTGGTCAAAAAAAGCTTTTTCGCCATTTACGCTTTCCACATCTACCGCATTCCGCAGCAGAGAACCCATTTGCTGTGACAGCATCTGGATGTTTGCAGAAAACTGATTGACAAAAGCTGTGGTGATCTGAGTAGACATTTCGTCATCTCCTAGCTTCGTTACAGTTTAAGTTGCTGCGCTTGGTTATCCCTAAAGGGGCCGTGCTACTGCTTAGGGCAATTACTCCGCTTGACGCACAAGCTTGATGTCGTGGGCCTAAAGGTTATCCACTATGCCATGAGCGCAAATAGTCGCTGCGCTTCCGCAACATACGCATCATGCTCTGGATGCTGTGCATCCAAATACGGCCCGTCTCGCCGCATAACCTCTTTTAGTTGACGTTGCGCCTCTTCTGGCGTCATTATCAACTCAGTCGGTTCGCCGACTAGGTTATCCTCTCCAATCTGATCTGCCAAGGCAGAAAACATTTTTATGACTTCTGGATGATCTCCAAGCATTCGTCCATCCGAAAGCTGCACATCCTCAAACATGCTCATGCCTGCTTCGCCAAGCAACGTCCTAGCGGCGCTCTGAGCCATTCCTATGCGCTGTTCATACGCTTGGCCGAACTCTTGCCGCAGAACTTGCTCTGACTCATATACGGCGCTCTCAGAGCGGCTCTGAGCATCTGCCTTGGATGTCTCGCCTGTCTCATTGATGAACCTGGCAATGCGATCTACCTGCCGAGGCTGTAGCCCCGCTTCCCACATAGCCTGCTTCAGGCCAGAGATAGCATCTTCGTTCATGCCATCGCCTAAGTTCATTTCATAAGCGTCAGCACTGTCTGGCCGGCCAACAGAATTATAAAACTCATTGTACTGGTCATCTGTCCAGCTCTTACCAGGCTTTGCAATTTTATCAGCGCCAATCATGCGCTGCGCATTGACATAGCTTTTTGCCAAACTGGCTGGATCTGTGAACGTCCGCAAAGACGGTTCGCCACGCAGATCTTCTGGTAAGCTGTCCAAAAATCCTACAGGTGCAGATGCTGCACCCCCTGCGACTTCTTGAGATCCAGTATCTTGGATTGCCTCTTCGCTCATTGTTTTTCCTTTTCTTCGGTCAGCATACGGACAATCAGCAGCACCGCTGCGCGCTGACCTTCATTAAATGCAGTTTCATAAGGATTGTCCGAAAACGTAGTAGTCTCATACCCAAAACGGGTTTTAAGATCTTTAAGCACAATGTCGCCGTCTTCATTATTGAAGGTGCGCCGGTAAGCTAACTTCAGATCCTCTATTTGCTTCACTGTCCACCCCCTTGGGTTGCCTTAACCAATGGAGCAACATTGCCGGCAGCTTCAGATGCCATCATCTCACGCTGCATCTGTTCCTGAACCTGGGCCTGCTCGGCCTGCTCTTTGCGAACCTGCTCAACCTCATCAGCGCCCCTGATAACCCGAGCCGGCAGACCTGCTGTCTCAACCAAATACTGAACCATCTTGTCGCCGTCCAAGTAATCAGTAACAGGCGCAACCTCACTAACTTGCAGCAAGATCTCAAACCCACGCAACATCGCTTGCAGATCTGTAAGCTTCTGAGCCTTAGCCAACGGAGAAACGTATTCAATATCAATGTTTTGGCCCTGCAATTCTTCAGGCGGCTCTGGAAGCAAGCCAGCTCTAAGAAGTAAAGCAAAGGAACGGTCGATCAGCGGCTGGAGAAGCTCGGCCTGCAACCGTCCCAAAACAGGGCCGAGCAAACGCATTTTCTCCTCGTTCCTCTGCAATACCTCAGTCGCTGTCATGTTGGCGCCTTGGCCTAACAGCAACTGATCTACATAAAAAGCTTGACGGATTGCATTTCGGCGCTGCTCTTCCATGTTCAAGCCCAAAGGATTGTTTGCCCCAATGTTCAAAGGCTCCAATCTATCTCGGGTTCCAGAGCGGTAAAAGTTCAATGCGCCTGGTGTAGTACGCACAGGCATCATAAAACCGTCATCTGGAACCATCAAAGGCGGATCAATCTGCTTTTGAGCAGCCTTGATCGTAGTTTCAGACATCTTGTTCAACATCTTAACGTCAGGCAAGGCAGTCATCGCAGGCGATCTGCCGTAAGTCGAAACGCTGTCTTTTACAAAGCGCGGACACATAAACGGAAATTCGTCAAAGCCGCCCTCGGAAAGCAGCTCACGGTTGTCAGCCAAGTAATAAACAGACGCAACAGGCTTGTTCTTAGACAACTTGCCAGAAGCCTCTGCGCGCGGAAAGACAGCATGAATGACTTGATGCTCGTTGTATGGATCATCCTTCAAGTCTTTTTCTATCTGGCGAGGCATTTTAACATTAGGAAACTGCATGGCAATTGCCCGAGCACTAAGCTTAAACTTACGATAAACCGTATCAACCCTGCCGGAAGGATCTTCGCTTATGCAAACCTCGGCAATGTGGCGACACGCAAAACGCAAACCACCCTCTTCAGACTCAACGTAAAAAGACCCCGTGCCAAAAACAACCAAATCATAATACAGCTCATGGATCTCTTGCTGGAAGTTAGACCGATTGAAATGCTGGTACATCTGATCCATGCAAATTTCTAACCACTCATTCGCTGCATCGTCCCGCTGCAAGGCAGTATCTCGGTAACGCATTGAAAACCAAGGCGTACTTGGCGAAGTCAACATGCCGTGCAAAGAAGACGCCAGCAGCTCAACAGCATGAATTGCCGTGCCGTCAAAAATCCTTTCAGTGCGCTTATCGCCCTGGGTTCGCTTCTTGGTAATATCCGCCTTACGAGGCAGCATAAAATCCGCAAGCTCCTGCCAGTGAGACTCCCAATTGGATCGCTGGCTTTGTAACGTCTTGTATCGCTTATCTAAACGAGCAACTAAGGGTTTTACTTCTGCCATCATTTCATCCCATAACTTGTCATCAATGTGCGCTTAGGGCGCATTTTAGGATCTTGAACACCCTCAACCGCACCGCCTTGCGTCCGGCCAGCCATCTTTTGCTGCGCGCGCTCCAAAGGATCAACAGTAGACTGCCCCAGCAACGCAGCAGGCTGGGCGGCATTCCCGCCCATAATCCCCGCAATATTGCCTAACTTCTTTTTCTTAATAAGCATAATTCTATCCAATCAATGACCGGCGGCGCCGCGTCTTACCTTCTTCCTCACCAGAGCCAAGCAAACCGCCAGGTGTCGTAAGAATAGTTGATCGGCGCCCTTTCTTCATAAGATCAATCGCCTCATCTTCAGCAGCGCCAACAGAGGTAGCACTCGCAGCAGCAGCCTGATCCGCACCACCGGCAGCAGTGCCAACAGACGCGCCAGATCCAGCACCGCCAGTGAAGTCACCACCGCCAAACGTAGTTTCGCTGGTAGTCTCAACTCCCGTCAAGGCAGTGTCAGTGTCGGTATCAAGCGTGGTGGTTGTGTCTGTGCCTGTATCAGTTGTGGTTGTGGTGTCAGTCGTAGTAGCAGTCGTTGCAGCACTAGAAGACCCTTTGTCGTTACTCTTTTGCTGCGCAGTAAATTCTTCCAAAGCTGCTGTAGATGCCATCTGCCTTGCTTTTAAATCCCGCGCATAAACATCGTTCTTCTCTTTAATGCCAAGATCCATTAAAATATTATCAGTTGCACTGTTGGCAGGCCTGCTCATAGTGGAACCCCGAGGCGCGCCGCCGCCACCGCCAGTAGGATCGCTTGAACTTGAACCACCACTAAAAGCATCTGAAATCGCTTTACAAGCACCACCCATAACTAAACATCCTTATATGTCAAAGTTCCCGCAGAAACATAACCCAGGCGCCCCAACAAGGCAGCGCCCCTTTCAGTGTTAACGCCAGAAGTCGCACCTGTCAAAATTTGACTTGCACCAGCGTCCCGCGCCCAATTTTCAAAAATCTTCATAAGCCTGACACCGATCATGCCACCTCTATATTCT